ACTTCTAAACCTTTTTGGTTTATAGTGTTCATGAGCTGAGGTTTATTAATTTTACGAAACGGCTTACCATATAAAGCAAAAGACAAAGCATCGAGCATAGTACTTTTTCCAGCACCATTCTCACCTACTACAAGAGTAGATTTAGCTTTATCTAACTTTAATTCAGTAAACACATTTCCAGTTGAAAGGAAATTCTTCCAACGTAGATATTTAAAATAGATCATTAACTCACCGATAATGCTTCAGAATATAAATCTTTTATTGTTGTCTCTAGTTGTGTTTTATTTACATTTACTTCTAGATTATCAATATATTTGTGCAGAATAGTCATTGTATCTTCTGCTTCACTTACGATATCATCATCTGATTCTAAATCGAGATTCAAATGATCTTCTACTACTTGAATATGAATAGGATTTACTTTTTCTAGTCTCTCCATAAACATATCAAACCAGTATGGGTTAGTTTTATTCTTAATAACTACCTTAACATAACTACCTGCTAAGCGTTCATAGTTTTGATTAACAACATATTCCATAGTTTGATTTTCATCATCATAGAATATTTTATTAAACATAGTATAAGGGTTTTTAATAAACTCTATTGTCCTACTATCAGTATCAAAAATATGAAAACCGCGAGGATCATCAAAGTCCGACCAAGTAATCTCGTAAGGAGATCCGAGATAGTTAATGTTACCGACTGTACTTTTATGGTGAAAATGTCCAGAACATACAATATCAAACTTATTGAAAAGAGAACTGTCAAAACCGTGATCATTAATTGCACCTCTATACATCTCAAAACCTTTTAGCTCAAGATGTCCAAATAATACTTGAGCAGTAGTTTTATCTACTTCTTTCATAAACGGTTCAATATTACTGCTACACAACCATGGTAGTAGCATTATATCGCAACCATCAAAGTTTAATACCGCAGGTTTATTATCATACCATTTAATCTTCTCATACCCAGTTGTTCCATACAACTGTTGCATAGAGTTAATTTCATTAGTATTTTTATAATACGTATCATGATTACCAATTATTACATGCATATTATAATCGTTCTCAATGATAGGATCAATGAAAGCTTTTTGCATATGAGCTTGAGTTTGGTAATTAATATATTTGCGTCTATCTACAATATCACCAAGATGAATAATAGTATCAATATTATTCTCTTTTAGATATGGGAAGAAAATATCTGTATAAAATTTTCCGAAATAGTCTGCAAACGCTACATTATCATTACGTGCACCAAAGTGCGTATCAGTTACTAGCGCTATCTTCATCTATTTTTTTCTCATCACGTTTCTTTACTTTGCGACGTTTGGTTTCTTCAAAGTCTTTAATAAAGTTGCTCATATAATCAGATGACCATTCACTCATCTTTATACTATCATCAAAATTACTACCAATATCATGTCCTTGACGTTCTGACGTCATATTCATAACATTAACATTTTCTGTCATTTTATATTTTACATAAAGCAGTTTCTTTTCTTTTTGAATACGTCTGAGAAAAGCAAACCAAATAATCTGCGTAAAATAAGCAAATGGATTATTAGATTTATCTGGATTAAAATTATCAATATATTGCAGACAGTTTTCAATACCATCTGAAATCATATCATCTTTAAATGTATAGTTAATAAAGTTCGGCTTACGTGCAAGATGTGTTGCAATCTTCATAATACATTCACCGATATAATTAGGAACTCTCGGTCGAGGTTTACCTTCTGCTTCAGCTACTCTTACATCATCACGATACTTAATTAAGGCGGCTAAGAAGTCTTTATTATTTACATATTCATTTCTTTTGCGTTTAGCCATAGTAATACCTTGTTAGAATAAACAATTATATTATAGTATAGATTGCTATAAAGTGCAACTGTTAATGTAAGAATCCACCTTCAAAATCAGCAAATACATTATCTTCATATTCTGAATTTATCTCTTCTAGACTAGAAAAGTAATAGTCTTTTAACATATCGTTAGGTTCAGCTACAGCTACTATCTGCATCTTATGAATAACAAATGATGTTTCATCAGTCTCTAACCATTGTTGTGCTACTAATGAGCCTTCACCACCACCTCTATACATCATAGTAAATTGTACCGGATTATCAATTTGTACTTGTGAGGTTTTTTCGTCCTGTGTTAATGATGCAACTATAGTATCACCTGAAGTTAGTTTAATTACTTTGATACTTGCTTGCATTTATTACTCCAACTTAATTTTATATATTTTATATTGGAATTGCTCTTCGTTATATATTTTAACTCGCTCATATAGATGTCGCAGAGTATAATTTACTTTCTTTTTATACTGTAAATCATCTGCAATATCATATAATGTCATTGCTTCTTTTGTATCACTTTTTCTAAGACCGCGCCCGATGGATTGTAAATTTCTGATACGAGATTTGGACGGGGAGGCAAATATAACATTATGTAAATTTTTAATATTGACGCCGGTACTAAACGTTCCATAAGATGCAATAATGACTGCATCGTTTTCACGTTCTGCGATTTGTCTAACACTTTCTCGTGTTTCTGCATCAACACCACCAAATACAAAGAATACCTTTCTTTTAATATTTAGGGATTGTTTGATCTGAGTATATAATTCTTTACCGTGCTTTTCTACATATTGAAATAGAATAAGAGTATTACCGTTTAATGACTTAGCAAGATTAGTTATAAATTTATTACGTTTTTCGTTTCGAACTATAAAGTCCATTTCATCTTGAAATTTATTATCTTTATTAAGTTTAGCTGTTTCTTCAGCATATTTCAAGACTAAAATTTTAATTTTTAAATCTGCAACAGTTCCGGATTCAATAAGATCTTTTGTTTTTACAAAACTTTTTACAGCACCAAATAAACCTTCTAATACTAACTTATGCGTCTCAGTACCATCTAATGTACCAGTAAAACCGAAACGATATTTACAATCAGTTAATTTAGTCATAATAGATGTAAGTGACTTAGCTTTAAATAAATGAGCTTCATCTCCAATAACAACATCAAATTGATCAAACCAAGCTTTAGGCATCTTATAGATAGATTGCCAGGTAGTTACTGTGATACGTTCGTCAATATTATGTTTATCTACACCTGCTGTAATTAACTTACAATCGCCTTTATAACTATAATCTTTGAAATCACCATACATCTGTGTAACGAGAGATACAGTAGGTACAATAATTAATGTTTTATGTTCTTGATAAAATTGTGTAAGTAGATATATAATAAGAGATTTGCCTGAAGCAGTAGGAGATAAAATCATTGCTCTGTTTTCACGTATACAATGAGCAACAGCTTCAGTTTGATAGTCTCTTGGTTCGAAAGGAAGGTTTAAAGTATTTGCAAAATCTTCTACTTCAGATAAAGAACATTCATTGGATAATTCTAAAGAGTCATCAAACTCTAAATCGTAATCTCTATCTTTACAGAATGCTTTTACATATGGAAGCAGTCCAAGGTAAATAGTATTTTTATTTCCGTCAAATAGACGAATCTTTCCATCCCAAAACTTATTACGATAAGCGGGCATAAATTTATACCCTGGAGCATAGAAAGAAAAGAACTCATTCAATTCACGTCGTACGCCTCCAGAGCCATCAACTCTTAAGTATGTTTCATTCACCTTGGATAATGTAATCAATTCTCTATATACCGAAGTTGGTAAGCTTTCTCCACTCGATTGCATTTTTAATATGGAAGGTCCTATTGTTTATATTTTTCATTATATCTTCCAATAACAACACCACCTCCTCTTGGTAAGCAATCTTTGTGAGGAGCTTAATCATTTCATCATCACTATCTACATAACTATTTATATCTTGCTTGAGAATGGTACGAGACCATGGTTCTCGCTGGATCTCCTTAAGATCCTCAGGGTGATTTAGATCTCCCTTGTAGTACTCTGTAAGTACCTTCACTAACGTTTTTCTTTGAATGGTTAGTTTACGCAGCTTAAGTTTTTGCTGGTATAGTATCTTAAGATACTTTGCATGGAGATTAGGTACTCCAAGGCTTTCACGATCAAGATCAACATCATCGATCTTTGCATCTTGAGTCCACATATCCATAATATCTTCAATATTCATTATAATATATATCCAGTCTTAAAAACACTACACGTTCATTATAATATTAAACACCAGTCAGTGCAACTGTTTTATGTAACTCTTTCTATCTCATATGTAGAGTATCTAAATGTAGCTGTAGCTTCAAGGTACTCGATATCAGTTAAAGATGCATCAAAGTTTAATTCTGTAAGTGAAATAGGAAATAAGTTTTTAAAGTTAATACGAAGATTTACATTCATATTACTTGTTAACACTAATAGACTTGCATCTGAGTAAACTGCACCACTTGTATTGTATGCACCTCTAGCATAACTAGACTGATTTAAAATATCTTCTGGATAACCAAGACTAACTAACCAGTTATGAATTTCTAGATAGTTTTGTAAATCTTCATCAACTCTAAATCTAATTGATAATGGTTCATAACGTAGTTTATCACCTGGAAATGGTAATCTTACGTTTGGGTTCTCAGTGTCAATCTCTCCAAGGCTGAGAGTAGGGATAGGCACACTATATGTAAAATAGTTAACATTAGGTGTTCGATTCAATACAAATCGAAAACCTGTTGGGGATAACATATTTTTATTTTCTGGTTGTGTATTTAAAGCACTCATAGTATTATCCTGATTATTTTTATATATTTAGGCATAAAAAAAGGGCCCCGTGAGGAGCCCTTTAAGTGGAAGGTTAACCCTTCTCTTTTTATTATTACATTAGGTTGGAAACACCAACTAGTCTGTAGTAAACGTTCTTATCAGCGAATGCGATAGAACCGTTACCAGCAGTTGCACCTTTAGCAAATGGATTCGCGACCATGCCGTAGCGAGTCTTGAAGCCAATTTTTGGCTGGAAGGTGTTCTCACCAACCGCACGAACCATCTGTAGTGGTACGTATGGGCAGTAGAATAGACCTGCGTCAAAGGCTGAAGAACCTTTGTAGCCAACTGTCATGTACTGGTTACCAGATGCTGATGAGAAGTATGGGTCAATGTAAACGCGGATACGACCATTTAGGATACCTGCGAATGTGTTGCCTGTGTCATCAACGTTTAGGTTAGCTGATAGAGCTGGAGTATAATCTAGAACACCTGCCATCTGTAGAGCAGACGCAACGTCTGATGAACAGATTAGGATGTTACCCTTCCCTCTACGAGTGTCTTTTGCGATTTGATTCGCTTCACGCTCGATTTGGAAGATCATACCTTTGAAACGCTCTACTGACCAACGGCCGTTTGAGTCAACGTCTAGGTTAAATGTACCAGCTGTTGCTGTGTTGTCCTGAGCACCTGCAGTAGCTGTGTAGTTGATTGTACGAACAACTTCACGGTTAATTTCTGCAAGAATTTCAGCTGAAAGAATGTTGGCTAGCTCAGTTTCAGCATCTAGGCCGTGTACAGCGCGTAGATCCTGTGCTAGTTCCATTGTGTACTCAGCTTTTAGAGCACGTGAAACTGCAGTTACTGAAACTTTCTCGATTGAGAATGCCATCTCTTGGAATGCATTGTTTGTTGCATCACCTAGAGCTTCAGCTTGTGCTGTTGACATACCAGTTGCAACTGTGTAGCCGTTTGCAGAAGCGCGGGCAGTTGGATCAGAACCTGTCTGACCTGTTGTAACTGCGTCA